GCCTTTTACACACACCCGCGAAATTATTGGTTTTGGGGCTACACTAGATTCAGTGGTCAAATAACCTACCGACCACTAGATGTAGGAAAGCTAAGATGACAAAGACGCACCTGCGGCTGACCCTAGATTCGGCAAGCAATCACACGGTCACAGAAAAGCAAATACAGATAATTGCCAAGGCGCTCAACGGTTGGTTTCAAGACGCGGATTTTACTCTAACTCCAAACGACGACGGCCTGCGACTTCAAGCCGGACAGCTCGAGCGCAACCGCGCAACCGCTGCACTGAACGACTGGGAAGCGCAGGCAGTGACACAAATGCTGAGCAGCGAATCGCCGGTCAGACTGATCAACGCAGACGGGGACAAAGTTAGAATCCACAGACTGAAGAAGAAGCTGCCAAGGGGAGTCATTCTGCAAAGTAAAAGAGCGGGCAATTACCTGCTGGTGAACTCATGAAAAGGCTGGTCACTTCCGAGGCAGTAACTGAGGGCCACCCGGATAAAATAGCCGACCAGATAAGCGACGCAGTTCTTGACGCAGCACTGAGGCTTAACCCGAACTCAAGGGTTGCAATTGAAACAATGGTCACGCCAGGACTTGTTCACATCGGCGGAGAGCTGACAACCGACGGCTGGATTGACTTCAGGCAGGTGACCAAAGACGCACTTGCCAAGATTGGCGATTCACACTTGCTCGGTTTGCCAGAGGATACCGTTGCAGTCATGCCGACAGTCATAGAGCAGTCGCGCGAAATCTCTAAAGCGGTCACAGAGTCAAACGACGACAAGACAACCGGAGCAGGTGACCAGGGCATGATGTATGGCTACGCGGTGAACGAAACAAAGACACTGATGCCTTTGCCAATTACCCTCGCAAACGAAATCGCCTCAGAGCTTTCCCTAGCTCGCAAGACGCGGATGATCCCAAACCTTAGACCAGACGCAAAGGTGCAAGTAACGGTCGAATACGACGGGCTTACACCTATCAAGGTGGACACAATTCTGGTCAGCACTCAGCATGATAAAGAGTGGGACATGAAGCTCGTCGCTGAAGAAGTCAAGCAATTTGTTATCAAGCCAATTCTTATGCAACACGCAATGCCTCAAGATTACAAGTTCATGTTCAATCCAAGCGGCTCGTTTGTCACCGGCGGAGTCATGGCAGACAGCGGACTGACTGGGCGAAAGATAATTGCAGATACATACGGCGGAGCAGCGAGGCATGGCGGCGGCGCGTTTAGCGGCAAGGACGCAACCAAGGTAGACCGCTCGGCTGCTTACGCAATGCGCTGGGTGGCTAAGAACGTAGTGGCTCTCGGACTAGCCGACAAGGTGGAGATTCAGGTGGCATACGCAATAGGAATGGCAGACCCGGTCGGCCTTTACGTCGATAGCTTTGGAACTGGCAAAGAGCCTGATGACAAGATTGCCAGAGCAATACTTCAGGCGGTTGACCTGCGACCACGCGCAATCATCGAGAACCTGAGCCTTAGAAACCCAATCTTCAGCGACACAACTTGCTACGGACACTTTGGTAAAGAGCAGATGACGTGGGAGAGACTAGACCTAGCCGACAGCATTGAAAGGGCATTGTGAAATTAGAAACAATTGAGATAGCGAGTTTGACTCCTGATCCGCAGAACGCTCGCACACACGACGACACAAACCTCAAGGCAATACAAGGAAGCCTAAAAGAATTTGGTCAACGCAAGCCAATCGTAATCACACAAGACAACACCATAGCTGCCGGAAACGGAACAGTGGCGGCCGCAAAAGAACTTGGCTGGACAGAGATACAAGCTGTGAGAGTGCCGGCGGATTGGGATGCAGATCGAATCAAAGCCTTTGCACTGGCAGATAACCGCACCGCTGAATTGGCGAGCTGGAATCCTGAAGTCATGGCAAGCCAGCTAATTGAATTGCAAGAGGCTGGATTTGACATTGAGGAATTTGGGTTTGAATTACAAGAGCCAGCTATTGACCCAGATTCTATCAAGGAAGATGAAGTTCCAACAGACGTAATTACCAGAACATCGCTTGAAGATGTCTGGCAGCTAGGCAGCCACCGCTTAGTATGCGGAGACAGCACCGAACCCGCTTTAATTAAAAAGCTTATGAACGGCAAGGTTGCAGACCTAGTTTTTACTGACCCGCCTTACAGAATGGATGCCGAAGGTGGAAGCGACCAATGGGTAGGTAGGCAAGCCGCAAAAGTCGGGGAGTCAATAAAAGACATTGTTGACTTTGAGCCAACTGCTTTTCTAGAAACACTGCCGAGTTATTTTGCCAAGAAAATGAATGCTTACGTATTTTGCAATAAGGATTTAGTCCCAGACTACTTGAACTGGGCAATCTCAAAAGGTTACGCTTTCAACATCTTATTTTGGAAAAAGCCAAACGCTTTGCCTTTAGGAAGTCAGCACAGACCCGACACCGAGTACATTATTTTTATACGCAAAAATGCAATCTGGAACAATGGGTTGGTTGGCGTGAGCTACTCTAAGTCGCTTGAATTTGGCAGAGAAAATTCAACAGCACATGCAACCATGAAGCCGCTGGGTCTAATTTCAAATGAGCTTTTTATAAGTTCAAATAAAGGCGGAGTAGTTGTTGACCCTTTTCTTGGCTCCGGCTCCACGCTAATTGCAGCAGAGCAAACTGGTCGGGTATGCTATGGCTTTGAATTAGAGCCAAAGTATTGCGACATAATTTTACAGCGGTGGGAAAACCTAACAGGGCAGAAGGCGGAGTTGCTAAATGACAGCAGGTAGGCCCGCAAAGCCGGTGGAGCAAAAACGAATGATCGGTAATCCCGGAAAGCGTGCATTGCCTTCTAACGCCTTGGCACTGCCAAGAGCCACTGAAACTCCGGTGCCAGGCAGACCACTGCTCAAGTACGGGCAAGAGCTGTGGGACAAGGTCTGGTCGGCAGGGGTCAACTGGATAAGCCCGAACACCGACGTAGAGCTACTGCTGATGACTTGCGAGATGGTTGATGAGCGGTGGAACTTGCGAATCAAAGTGATGCAAACAGACGACCCAAAGCTTAGACGGGGGCTGCGCGAACTAGATAAGCAAATAGTCAGCAACCTCTCGCTGCTAGGTTTTACTCCCTCAGATCGCACAAGGCTGGGAGTAGCCGAAGTCAAGGCGCAATCTAAACTAGAAGAACTAATGGAAAGAAAGGCGAATCGTGTCGTGGCCACCGCAATGGTTAACCCCAGTCCCTCAGTTTGATTTAGACAACGGTGACGGCGACACAGTAATTGAGTTTGCCGAAGCGTTTGGGATTATCACTAAGGACTCAGTAGCAGGCCCTGCTGGTCAAGCGTTGGTAATGCGTGACTGGCAAAAGGAACTAATTCGTCACGTCTTCGCCGGCGACGGTAACGGTTACAGAAACCGCGCCAGTCTAATACTTGTCCCCAGGAAGAACGGCAAGAGCGCACTCGGATCAGTCTTTGCACTTTATTCGCTAATCCTGGGAGCTAAGGGTGCTGAGGTTTACAGCGTGGCGGCAACCAAAGAACAAGCTCGCATTGTTTTCGCAGACGCTAAACGGATGGTTGAAGCCAGCCCAGAACTGAGTGCAATCACTAAGGTTTACCGCGACGCGATTGAGCTGCCTAAGTCTGGAAGCGTTTACCGAGTTCTAGCGGCAGAGGCTTACAGCGCGGAAGGACTGAACCCCAGCGCAACAATCTTTGATGAAGTTCACGCACAACCTAATCGCGAGCTTTGGGATGTTATGTCTTTGGCTATGGGTTCACGCGGCAGGCAATCAACCCTTATTGGGATCACAACCGCAGGGACTCGCGCCGACGCAACCGGCAACGATTCAATTGCTTATCAGCTTTACAATTACGGCAAGAAGATAGCAACGAAAGAGATTGACGACGACTCGTTCTTTATGGCGTGCTGGGAAGCTCCACCGGAAGCCGACCACCGGCGACCTGAGACTTGGGCATTAGCTAACCCAGGCTACGACGACATCTGCTCAGCCGAGGACTTTGTTTCTGCTGTCAGACGCACACCTGAAGCCGAGTTCAAAATCAAACGAACTAACCAGTGGGTCAACGCCAAGAACGCATGGCTACCGACTGGAGCTTGGGAAGGTCTAGAGGAATCGTTCCAGCTATTGCCAACCGACGAATACGTGCTGGGCTTTGACGGATCGTGGAAGAACGACAGCACCGCAGTAATTGCGGTAATAATGCCGCGCACCGAGGGCGATGTCTTTAGGGTTTACCGAGTGGCAAGCTGGGAAAAGGATTTTGTTCTAGATGATGACTCGTGGATTATTGACAAGAACGAAGTAAGCAAAACAATAATTGAATACTTCTTCGCCAACCCAAACTGTCGAGAGATAGTCTGCGACCCTGCAATGTGGCAAGATGAAATGTTCCAGTGGGCTGACGCAGGGCTTCAAGTTGTTGAGTACCCGAACACAATAAGCAGAACCGTACCTGCCACAGCTAAACTTTACGAAGCAATCATGAATGGAAAGATAAGGCACGACGGCGATGCAGCCCTAAGTAGACACCTAGACAACTGCATACTAAAGGTTGACTCGCAACGAGGCGCGAGAATAACCAAGGACTACCGCAACCCCAAGCTAAAGATAGACTTAGCAATCGCGCTGCTGATGGCGTATGACAGGGCAAGCGGTAGACTAGAAGAAGTATTAGTGCCTCAAGTATTTGT